GATCAACTGAAGCATCAAGGTTGAGGGCGTTCTGAAGTATGCCTTCAATGTTCGTATCAATATTCGAAGTAAGGCGGTCGAATGCCTCCGACTCGCGTATCGCTTTATCGATGTAATCAAGCATGCCGGGGATGTCAGATGATGCCTGACCAGAAGCTTGTACAAACGGTGAAACACCGAAGGCGTTTTTCGTCCTGACATACATGTAGTAGGTGTGGTCAGCCTTAAGGCCATGCAGAGTCCACTGGGACGCCCTTCCGAGGAATTGCGCCTCTCTTTCCACCGCGCCGATTGAGCTGGCCGGAACCTCTCCTGTGTACCAGAACTCAAATGTCGTGTCGGTTGTCGCGCTGACATTCATTACCGGGACGATATCGGCTGAGAATATGCCTGGAGTCCATTGAATGAATGACGGTGCGGACGGAGCGCCAATCACCAGGCTGACCTGAGTTTCAGCGCCCTTCATGCCGTTTTCATTGCGGCCACGCACTCCCAGCGAGTAAACCCCGGCATCCAGACCATAGAAGTCATAACGGAACTGGTCTGTTTCGTACTGAGCAACAACCTTCCCGTCTGCGTTATAAACGTAAAGTTCAAACACGATCTTCTTGGTCAGCGTCGCCGTCTGCCAGGTTGCAGTGACCTGAATAGTCTCACTGTTGACGTTAATAATGCGCAGGTTTTCGATGTTCGGGACACGATATCCATTGAGAGTATCGTTAGGAGTTTCGAACACCGCGCCATCATCCACGATAGCCTGCTTGTTCGGGTCGAATAGCGTTGCTGAGATGCTGTAGACAGAGTTATTTTCGTCTTCAGATATCCCCATGACGCGAAACAGGCGGGTGGCAACGTCACCCGTCGAAATGACGAATATCGTTCCGTCTTTAACCCAATTCGGAGCAGTACGCAGGGTGATGATTCGACCTGAAACTGATGCGATCGGATAGCGTGTGAACTTACCATTCGAGCCCATCAGCGACATCGTGTCGCCGCCACCGGCCAGAGATGAAACATCGGCATCCACAGTTATCACGGCGCCGCTGTGAGAAATGATGCGGCCGCCAAGTCTTGTGGCAGCGTAATCATTATCCATGACCTCAATGACATCGCCTGGCATGAAAGCAATGGCATCACGCGCCATCTTGAATGTGACTTTCTTTGTTTCCCGCTTGCAGGTTTCAAGCAGCCACTTACCTGCTCGGAAAGCCTGCCCGCGGGAGGTGCAACCGAAGGCTTCCAGCGTCGTTTCGTTGTAGCCGTACCGGTCAATCATCTGGTCATCAGAGACGTATTCTTTGACCTGCTCCCACCCGTTGTTTGGGTCAGTCCATGACACCACCACGGCGTTAAAGCGCTCTGAGCGTTTCATAGAACTGTAAGTAAACAGCCCGTCCACAACGCTGGCATTGGTAACGGCTGCAACAGGGTCCTGCGGGTTGTCCAGCATGATTGAGAAGCGCATGCCGTCCCACAGAGCAATGCCGCGGAACATGCCTGCAATCTTGTCGAGAATATCGCGGGCACTGGATTGCTCAGTGATATAAGCATTCAGGGTGAAGCGTGGTTCTTTGCCGCCATAGCCATCATCGACAAGCTGATCGCAGAACTGAGAAAGGACATACAAGCTGCCATCATCAACATCAATGTAGCCTGCCCGGCGCGCCAGTCCATAACGGGTATTTTTTACTAATGCGCGAAACAGCCAGGCAGGGTTATTGGTCCATGCGGATTTAAACCCGCCGGTCCAGATACCAGTGTATGTTCTGGCAATCGGGTCATAGTTATCCGGCACATCAACAATCAGCCCTCGCAGATGATAGGTGCGAGTAGGCGTGTCGGTGTACTGGTCTCGGTCAATCACCGCCCCAGCTACCGCTGCATAAGGATATGAAAGGCGGTCGTCAGTGATTTCAGTAAAGCTGTTCCAGATGGTGCCATTGGTCATCAGGTCGCTTGAGCTGTCAGGAGTGACGCGACGCAGGCGGATATCAAATGGCTTCTGAAGGGGAGCATCAATGATATGAGCCTCAAGATACTCGCCTGATATTTTCCCGCTGATAGTCACAGTCTTCTGGATATTCCATGAACCGGCCGACCCATTTCGCGTTTCAATGACCATGGTTACCGAAGTTTCGTGCTGATTGCCCTTGGTATCCTGCTCTACCAGACCAGTTACGCCAATGTTCATTCGCACCCGGGTCACGTCAGTGTCGGTTACCGTGCGCACCAGAGGCGTGCTCTGGGTTACGTCTGTATTGACGACCGTGGTCGCTTCAATAGCGTCAAAGCCGGTGATAGGTGACTGATTTGCAGAGCCCGGACGCCATGCCACGCTGACGCCGTTAATCGTAACGTTGCCGCCTGCATCAGTTACGGGCGTTTTATTGATCATGAACGAGGAAAGGTGACTCTGATCTACCGGTCCGTAAATTGGCCCTTCACTAATGAGGTCGAGGGCTTTGAGAAACTGCTTTGATTTGAGATTGTCATCAATAAGTTTGGGAGTGCTTCCGCCACCGCCGCCTGAGCTCATGCTTTCACCTTAACTGATGGAAATATCCCAGTCCTGATTGTTGCTGGTATCAATACCGAGAGAGATAACGTTGCTGCCAACCACCATTTCGCCAACGAGTATTGGAACCGCCCGGCCTTGGCCGATTCGGTTCTCTGCGCTGGTGAACGAGTTGTTGGTAATGGAGTTTGTGTCCTGGTCTGCTGCGCTCTGCGTCTTCATGTGAGAGGTCATGTAGAGCGAGTAAGCGACAGAAGCGACCGTGACGGCCACCATGATCCAGACTGCCGCTACGGCACTGATTGACCCCTCCACAATCGGCACGAAGAGGACTGTCGCGCCGTCTTTAAGGTGCCTGTTCATGTGGAACTCAAGGTTATCCTGTGACACGTCACCGCCGTCTATCCGAAGGCGCAGGCGGGTTTTATAGAAATCGCGTTTGAATGCGGGACATTGAGCAAGCAGAAGGCGCAAGCCTTGCGAGGGTGTATCGACGTTCAGAGTGATTTGGCGGAAATGTCGTCGGAGATTCCCCGCAAATTTAAAGATGAGCATTTTTCATGCCTCCATATAGAGTGCGTCAGGCTTACATAGGCTTGCCGGTAGGGCTCGCGGCGGCTGAGGCGCCCGGCCAGTTCGTGATGAAGAACGGTATTTTCTCCAAGCCAGAGCATTGCATGGCAAGGGTCTGACTCAGGGAAGGCGCGCCGAATGATCACGTCTCCCGGCATGATGTCGGCCGGAGCAACTTCGTAAAATCCGTTGGCTGCCATATTCTTCAGGTAGAGGTTTTCACCCCTCACCCACCAACCGTTAGTGCGCTCGAAGTCTGGCAGGTCTATACCGCACAGGTGGTAGGCGTCCCGGAAAAGCGTGTAACAATCCATCACGCCATGTTCGAATCGGCGGCCCAGCAAATGCGGTACCGGCCGGAGCTTTAGAAGCCTGCCAGCGCTTGCCAGCCACCACTCAATTCCGGTTGATATCTGCGCCACCCTGTCAGCAGCCGAAAGAACGAGCTTTGGCTCTGGATGAGAATGAAAAACGGCGGTGATTTCTCCCGCCGCTTCCGCTCTCATCCAGTCTGCTTCGCTTATGCGAAAGTTTCTCTCCGGGTCGGGGTGAAAGTTATTGCAGGGTATGAAACGAAGGCCATCAATAATCAGGCCACATACTTCATCTCGGGATAAAGCCGCATATGCCAGGCATTCATCTTCAATCATCAGGACACCTTTGAAGAGCCGGGATAGCCGCCATAGGGAAGCGGTTCAGGTTTAGGGAATCGCATACGGCAACCGGTGAGGTGCTTTGAGCACTTATCCCGTGACATGTCAGAGGTGGGATTATCTTTCTCATCAGCAACCGGTCCGCCTGAATAGCCACAACCATCGCCGCGGTAAACCCACTGGCAGACATCAGCCAGGATGGTGCGCGCCGGGATAATGGCGTTATCACAGTCTACTGGCGTAGCCAGATTGTAAGTGACAGTCTCAAACGTCTCTTCTGCCATCTCCTCTATAACGTAGCGCGACACAGCTTCCATAGTCGGATCGGCATCAGCATTACCGTTCGGGAAATTCACCGCGTCGAGATGTTTCACCAGCACCTGCCGACGGGTCACCACGGCACCCAGCGCGTCATCGAAATCGTGGTTGATACCGGTAATGAGCCCGGTAATGTTCGCTACCTTCATTGTCGGTCGTGAATAGGTGCCTTCTGACTTGGTTTCAAACCCTTCAACCGCGATCGGATACGCTGAGTATTGCCGGCCCTGCCAGATGACGTCGCCGTAATAGCCGTTAGTGCCTGCATGGAAGCGGATCACATCACCGCCGAACGATTGCAGGTCAACTTCGAACAGGTCAAGCATCGCGCCAACGCCCGAGTCAGTACTCTCGATGATTAGTTCTGCTGGTATGTCTCTCATCGCGGCACCTGCTCAAACGTGGCGGTCAGTTCATGCTGATTACCGGTTTTTTTCAGTGACCATGACCGGCACACATACAGCCTCTGCACGCCAGTATCAGATGGCGTCCAGTAGAAAGCCTCAACAGCCATTCTCGCTTTCAGAAAGGCATCTGCCGCTTTGGCTGTGTTAGGTCGGGAGCACTTGGCATCGTCGAAGCCAACGAACGTCAGCTGGTACCTACCCATCAACGGGTTGATACCCTTAACCTGACGTTGCTCATAACCATCGCCCAGCTTAACTACGGCTACATCAGGCGTGCGATCGCCCGTGAAGCCCTTTTGAGGGCTCCATGTGAAAGTTTCTGGCATGTGGGTTATCTACCTTTGCTGAGTAAACCTGAAGGTCGCTGCTGGTCTTTGATGGTGCGAATGGCAACAGTCTGCATCATCTGCGCCATTTGCTTCTGCGTGGCTTCGTCAACGCCGCCTGTGGTCTGGATATCGAAATTGAAATTCATCACTAGCCCACCACCGGCACCGCCCCCACCGCCAATATCTCGGTTGCTGATTACCGAACCATTATCGCCGGGGATCATGAACTGGCTACCATTGCTGGCTTTAAAGATTTCAGGCTTTCCGCCTTCACCTACCCGATACATGCTGCTCGCGTTGACGGGCCCGCCGTGCTCGCGAGCCCCAGCTATTGCCAGCCCCTTTGATGCCGCTAATGCTGTGGTATAGGCGGTAGTTCCCACCGCTGAAGCGCTGCCAAGTGTTGCTATTGATGCGCTCATGGCTGCAGGAGCCCATGCGGCGGTTGCTGCCGTTGCCTGAGCTGCCGTTGATGCCAGAGCGGCTGTTGCGGCCGCCTGTCCCATAATCATGTTTTTGACGTACTGCAGGCCCATTTCAACAAGGCCACTCACGACGCTGTTCAGGATGGTCGTCCCAATGTTAGCGAACGATTCAGCCAGGCTTTGTGTCCCATTAAGAAGGCCGGTGATCGCATTTGTTGCTCCACCCTGAAGTGAGTCGATTGCATCGCCCAGCATCTGATTTGCCTGACTCTGGTTTTCCCATATCTTCCACGCAGCATCAATGCGAGCCTGCTCATACTCAGTATTGGCTGCGTTGATAAGTGCCAGACCATTAGCAGTAATAGCGCCTTTCTCAGTTTCGAACTCCTGAATAAGCGCCAGCTTGCGGGCATTCTCGTTTGCCAGCGCCTGAACAGGGTCGATAGCTCCTTGCGCGTCCTGAGTGGGCGAAACCCTTGCAGCTGTCTCGGCACGGATTTTTGCGAGGTTGACCTGGTGTTGCGCTTCAAGCTGTTCAGATGTTGTATTGTACTGCTGCTGACTAATCTTTTTCGCGGAAAGTGCAGCGCTCAGATCTTCAACATCCTGCTTATAGCTCGCGTTCTCTTTAGCCTCTGGAAGTAACTTTTCAGCTGCGGCCTGCGCCCTTATAGCATTGCCAGTGTCCCATTTCGCAGCCGCATATTTACCAGCAAGCGCGATATCTTCCTTCGTTGCAGCGCTTCCAAGCGACTGCTGAGCCGTCAGAATGGCCTGCTCGCGACTTAGATTGCGGATTGAATCACCAGCCAGATCTGACTGCTGTTTCAGATTTGCCAGCTTCTGCGCTATTGAATCAGCCTGAGTTTCGGCTTTCTTGCCGGCAGCCAGGCCATCCTTCGTTTCTTTGTTCCTGGCTGCCTCTGCTGCCTGAAGATCGTACTGCGCCCCAGCCAGTTGAGCAGCGGCGTTAACCTGATTCTGGTTGCCACCTTTATCAGCTGCCTCCATCCGAGCTTTGGTTACGGCGCGGAGGCGTTTATCGGTTATAGCAAGAAGCGTGTTTTCATCAGCCAGATCTTTGTTGTAGGCATCTGCCTTATCACTACGTGGAATTTCTAAGCTGGTAGAGTTGAATTTCTCCTTAGCTCTGCTGGCAAAATCTATTGCCTTTCCGAACTGATTCATCAAGCCTGACGCGACGCCAGCAGCATCACCATCACGTTTGAGGAGGTCGATGCCCTGAGCGAATTGGCCATTCATCTGTGCGCGAAGGATGCCAGTTTTGCTCACTGTCTGACTCAGTTTGTTTTGAGCTGTCTCGTTCTGCGCAAGCAACTGCGTATGTTCGCTCTGTGCATCTGCTAGTTCAGAAAGAGCTACCTTATAAAGCAGGCTTCCTTCCTGAAGCGAGCCGAGGGTGCGGCGCAGGCGTTCCTGCTGAAGTTCATTTGCTTCAATGGTGGATTGATTGTCTTTTAAAGCGTCAACCTGAGCGCGGATTGACTTGCTGGCACTATCAATTTCAGCAGCAAGCTGAATCTGACTCATGCTTTTCATTTTTCCAATCACACCATCAAGCTTGTCGGCAAAGTCGATACTCTCCTGCCGGGCCTGCTGCATCTTCTGGTAAAAGTAAAAAATACCTGCTGCGGCGATAACAGCCGCGCCAACCGGGCCGCCAATCAGAGCAAGTGCGCCACTGGCAAGTGATTTAACAGTGGTTGTTGCCGTCACTGCTGCAGCTGTAGCTGTTCGCGTTGCGGCAGCCTGCGCAATCTGGGCCTCTGCATATGATGCAGAGCGCTGGATAGCCACTGACTTTGCAGCATTGAGATTCTGCAGAGCAAAGGCCTCTGCCGAAGAACCTTTGGCAACGTTGTACTCAGCCTGCGCAAGAGCCAGCGAAGACAGAGCGGCTTCTTTATCCAGCAGTGACTTTCTGGCGACTACGGTAGCTGAAGTGGCGGTGGCTGCTGTGGATTGTGCGGTAGCAACCGCCTGGGCTCTGGCTGCCAGTGCGTCATCTACTCTTGCTTTCGTTGCCATAGCCAGAGCGCCAGTAAATCTCCCGCCAAACATTACTCCAGCAGCTGCAACTACGTTAGCGACAATATCTAAGTTCTCGCTGAGCGAGATAACACCCTGATTGAAGATTTTTATAGATGTGCTGACGCTTGAGCTCTCACCTACAAATTTGGTGATATTGTTGGTTGCAACAGTAAATGCCTGCCCCATGGTAAGGGCAGTGTTAGCGAACTCTTTTGCGATCGCATCACTCTGTTTAAGCAGACCATTTACCACAACTTCCGTAGTAAGCTTACCCTCGGCTGCCATCGCTCTCAGTTGGCCGATCGTGACGCCAAGTGAATCAGCCAGCGCAACAGCAAGTCGACTTCCGTTTTCAGAGATAGAGTTAAACTCTTCGCCACGCAATACCCCAGACGCAAGAGCCTGAGAAAGCTGCGTCATAGTGGAGCTGGCTTCTTCAGTTGTTGCGCCAGATACAGCAAGGCCTTTATTGATGGTTGTTGTTAGCTTAATGAGGTCTGCAGTGCTGGTACCTGCGCTTCGCGTAGAGCGCTCCAGTCGACCATACAGTGTGGCGGTAGCCTCAATACTTGACCGGGTATTCTGTGAGATATCGAAAACGCGCTGGGTAACATCAGCAAGCTGCTCATTAGCCCGAACGGAGTTCGCCAGTTTATTACTTACCGTTACCCAGGCATTCCCATACTCTGCAACCTGCTGCACCGAGATGGCGGCTGAAAGGGCTGTAGCCACCCTGGTTAATGATGAAAACGACTTTTCAGCATTCCCAGCCGATTTGGCTGTGCTATTGAATCCTTGGTCTAATTTATTTAAGCGATCATTTACCTGCCGCTGCCCTTCGATAAGCCTGGCGACATTCATTTCAATCTCATAAACGATGTTGCCAACCTGCTGCTCGCCTGCCATTCGCTTTTCTCCGGGCGTAAAAAAACCCCGCCGTGGCGAGGTTTGTGATGTTAATTTCTTTTAGAAGTAACCATTGTCCCTGCAAGTCATTATCGTCGCTTGCGCATCAGTATCACTACCGCCCAATGCTATTATTCCTGCTCCCGTAGGCCTGCCTTTTTTATCATGCGTAATCATTGCCATAAATGGGGAGTCACCTACATAGCCGCCATAAGAGTTTTTCGAGTTAACAAGCCCGCAGTAGGCCCCCTTCCCATTTAAAACATAGTATGAGTGTTTAAATTTGGCGCTATCTGGGTCTTTTAAGCGATCTCTAACTGCCTTCTCAACGAAAGTTTTTTCTGCTTGAGTGATACTTCTCTTTTCCCACTTTTTTGGATTTGTGCTTTCTATTGAAGTAGCGCTATGCGACTTTTCCAAAGAGCATTCAGCCCACTGCTCTGTGGATTTCGCGATGGTATCCGAAACTGCAAAGCTCTTAAAATCTTGACTCATAACATATGATTTACTTGCATCTGAAGCTCTCCAGACCGTTTTCAGGTCGTCTTTCATTTGCGGGCTCAAGAGGTAAGTGCCATTAGGTCTATAAACCTTCATCGCACCATTATCCACTTCAACCTTTGCAGCTTCCCTGCCTATCATTGGCCCCATTTTGCCGTTGTTTACAGCCGCCTTAGAGTAGATACAATTAAACGTATCCGCAGCAAAAGCCCCAAGCGGCATCATGGAACAAACCAGAATTAAAAGCTTATTCATATCCCTATCCCCAAAGTAAATTATGGGATAAATCCTAGCATGGAGTGGGCGCAAGTTGGTGCAAAGAAAAAGCCACCCGTAGGTGGCTTAATTTCAGATGTGGTTTTCACATCCCATCTGTGATTTGTCGATAATCTGTGTCCCTTCCACCCGGAATCCATAGGTGCCGAACAGGAAAGCGTGGTTTAACTGGTAAATCACTACGTCGCTCAGACCAACTGCACATTTATCTTTCTCGATAGCATGATCCATCGCCGTTTTGACGTTAGGAATGCCTAGGGGAAAAATAACAATCGGCGCTTTATCTTCACCAGTAACTCGAGCGCCTTTCTCAAACTTGGCAGCGTTAAGATTGTAGTTTTTAGTGCTCGCTACAGTCATGTCAGCAACACGAACAGTACATCCACTTAATAACAGCGCTCCAAGCGCCAAAGCCAAAACCTTTCTCATTTTATGCTTCCTTTGATTGCAATCGGAAACATCTTATCACTTATTAATTAATGTTAATGACTGAAATCAGGCCGCTTTTGCCATCTTTTTCGCCTTTCTGGCGATATAAGCATCAGTCAAACTATCGTATTCTTCACGTGTAAACCCTTTCTGTTCAGGGAACTTCGCAGCCAGCATCATCTGGAACTCAGTCATGGTTAGCTGCTCTGCCTCTTCCCTGCTCATGCCAAGATGGGCTCGGGCCGCGCTGATGTACTCGAATGCATTGAACTCTGATGATGTGCTGCTGCCTTCGTGGCGTTGCAGCTTTCTGACTTTTGCCTTGCCGATGATTCCATGCTGAATGAGCGACTGAGCAATCAGCACCATATCACTGGCTGGCATTGCACCGGGCCGATAGACGAATGCGCGGCGCCCTGTTCTTCCGGGCACCAGCTCACCAGTCAACGGAGTGGCATCCCGATCACAACAGGCTGCCAGCACAATCATAGCGGCAGATATCGCAGCTTTAGAGCACTCGGATGAAAGGAGCCATTTAAGCGCGAAAGCCGGCGCTATATCACTGCCGCTGTATGCAGCATAGAATCGACGTTGGTGTTCCGGAATGGCCTGGTAGTTATCCGCCAGAGCCTTTAACCTCGGAGTTGCTTCATCGTTGTGCAGCGCATAAAACGCCTCTACGATTTCCTCCGGCGTTCCGATGCGCGACATGGCCGTGAACGATGGGCGCAAGAAATACTCCTCTGCGCCATAGCTTATCAGGCACTCACCTATTTCCTTCCAGGGCGTCATTGAACCTCCATAATCATTATCAAGGGCTGAAACCAGCCCTTTGGAATGGTTACGAAGCAGTAACCGTTACAGTCGTGGTGCCAGTGAAATTGCCGTCATTCGACTTGAAGGTGATCGTCGCTGTGCCGGCGGCAACACCAGTAACCAGCCCGGTGCTGCTGACAGTTGCTTTTGTAGCGTCTGAGGTTGTCCATGTGCCTGACTTGTCAGTTGCATCAGCCGGTAACACCGTGCCGGTCAGCTGGCGAGTTGCATTAACCACGACTGTGGTAGTGGCCGGGGTAACTGTAACACCGGTGGCAGGTACTGCCTCATCTGTGTCGATAACCTGAATAGTGCTGGCATCACCAACTTTGAACTCAGTAGTGAATGTCACGATGTCATTTGTGCCACCGTCAGAGCTAAGGGCGGTGATGACCATGTAACCCTGGAATGTCACTTCGCCAT